CTTCCTTTTGCGTTTTTTAGCAGTTGATAAAGCTATTGCTTGAGCTTGTTTTAATGTCTTGCCCTCTTTCATCAGCAAACGTATGTTGCCAGAGATAGATTTTTGTGATTTGCCTTTTTTAAGTGGCATTAGTCTGCAAAGTATTTATCTACTAAATTTAAATCTTTTTTATTTTTTGCAGCCGCATATAAGACTTCTACAAGTTCACCTATCAAATCTTTATCCTCTCCTTTTGCTTCATTAAATAAAGACAACAGCTTTCTAGGAGCGTTCCTTGACTCAGGAAAACTCCCAGCTATTTTTACCGCTTGTTCTCTTAATTCCATTTGTCAACAATTTTTAGCGAAGCATCAAGAGTTTCCTCTATCCATTTATATGCAGAGGGTGAAGCTTTCTTCAATTCTACAGGAGCAAATATAAATTGCACAAATGTTTCTGCAAATCTTTCCAAGTGATTTGATGTTCCGTATTCACTAGGACTCCAATCATAAGAGCTTAACTTATTTGAATTATTAGTAAAATGAACTTGATGACCCATTTCATGTACATAAGTCTTTAGCCAACTTGTCGCTTCATTTAATCTACCCTTACCATGTGCTGACCAGTATAAATTCTGGGTTTTAGGGTCATAATTTTTTGCATGATTTATTGCATCTTTAACATCATCTTGCATTTGTTTTATGCTTTTTATTGCTCTTTGTTTACTTTTAGCTTTTATGACAATATGATTTGCACCTTGCATAGTCATTCCGTTCATTCTTCGTCTATTTTTTCCTTGTGCAGTAATAAAATGTTTTACCTCTGCCGAAGCAAACCCTGTTTGTCCTTCTCCATAGACATATTTATCTATAGTTCTGTAATTATCTAAAAAGCTTAGATTCTTTGGTTGTCTTTCATTTTTCAATCCTTTTTGTATGCTTTTCCTAAACTGTGGATTATCAAGAAAATACGCTGATTTTTGTCTTTCAAAAGTTATACTTCCTTCTCTTGCATTAGACCAATTACAAAATACTTCTTTCTTTTCTATAAACTGTCTTAATTTTCTTGAATTTTCCCCTGCAAGTCCTTCCATCTCGTCCATCAAATCAAGAGCTTTGTTTACATCAACAGCTTTAACTTTTCCAGTAGGTGAAACACCCTGAAGTTGTGCAATCGTTGGCTGTAGCGGATCTTTTTCCTTAAGTGCTTTTAATTCTGCCTTTGCTTTTCTTTCAGCAGCCCTCGCAGCTTTAGCTATCTTTTCAAGCTTATCTTGATTAGTGATAGTAATAGTTGGTTTAGTTACAGGCTTGGGCTTTGGAATCTTGATTGTTATATCACTAGGCTTACCATACAATCTTTCCAAGTCTTTCAAACTTCTTTCGCTTCCATCTTCTCTCACCATCTTTCTTATAGCCTTCTGCCCTGACCCTTCCTTCTTTGCCAAGCGTTCAAAATATCTCACCTTCTGTTCATTACCCAAAGTCTTGATCTTTGTTTTCTTATCTGCCCCTAAAAGCCAATCACCATATTGAGTGTTCTGTGGGACTCTACCACCACCTTCTCCTGTGGGTCGGGTTACAACTTTGCCTTTGGGTGGCGGTGTTAGGTCTTTGAACTCTTCTCTTTTTCTAAGTCCTTCGTAATCAACAACAGGAACTGTAGTAGATCGGCAGTTAAAATGCTGTGGTGGTGTAGGGCCTTTGTTGTATTCAAACTTTCTACCATCAAGCCTTCTACAAATTGGACTGGTTTTTGAATCAAGCGTTGCAACATATTCATATTTAGGAGCAACCTTACTGTTTGCTGCATAGACAGCCTGTGATGCTTGATTCTGTACTTGATTTACAGATGTTCTAACAATGGTTTGTATCTGATGATTTGCCAATTTAGTAAGTTCACCACCAGCTTGTGCTATCTGTTTAACAGTTCCTTTTTGTCCAAATTCTAGCTTTCCTATCATTCGACTTGCTATTTGCTGTGTTGACTCTCCACTAAATACACCTTGTCTGATAGTCCTAGCCAAACCTTCTTGTTGTCTTGTTGCTATACCTCTAAATGCTTTCTCCACTGTTTCTCCATTTGGTAAAGTCTGCATTGCCCCTTGCCTTGCAGTGAGTTCAAACTTTCCAGAGCCGAACTTCTTAAAATCATCTTCTGTGAATTGCTTGCTTGTGAATATGTTTACCTTTGTGGGGTCTGTTGTGACAAATGATTCTGCATATTTAGAACTGATAGCTACTGAGTTGATGGGGATATTTCCTGATTTTACGGCTTTTTTTAGTTCACCCTCAATGAATCCAGCTTGTACTTTTGCCAAACCCTCTATCTCTTTTATCATCTTCTTTGTTGTAGTCTTAGACCATTTATCTAAACTACTTTTTGATTGAGCTATGATTGCCCTCAGTCTTTTCTTGGTCTGCGGTGCAATTACAACACCTTCTGGAGCTTTTGCCTGTCTGATATTTATTGCGTTGAGCTTTCTTGCTGCAAGTAAAATTACATCATTATAAGTTCTTACAAAATCTACTGATACGGCATTGCTGTATCTATTTATATCAATAGTTTCCCTAAAAAATACCTCTGGAATACTCATTTATCATTCTTCCCCTTCTTCCTCTACCTCCTCCTCTTCTGGTTCTTCGTCAGGTTCTTCTGGTGGCTCTACTTCTGTAAGACCTCCCTGCTGTGTTCCTTCTATTTCTTCCTCTACGTCAAAGTCATCACCGAGAACCTCACCAGCAGAAAGTTGATTTAGTAATGTTTCCTGAGTAATAGTTCCAGCAGTAAACAATGTAAGTAAACTTGAAATTTCTTGTGGTTCTAATCTTGCACTTACAAAGTCTCTATTTACAAAGCTACTGCCAGCATTAGGTTCATTAAGATATTCGCTATGAAACTTAAGACAGTTATCAATCAAGTCTTGCATCTGCTGTGCAATAACCATCATTGTGCTGTCATTCTGTGACCTATCTATCCTTTTTGCCTCTGCTGTTTCTCCCACTAACTTCTGTCCTAATACCGCAGCTAATGACAATG